TATCTATTATGTTCATTTTCTATACCTCTTTTCTAATTTTAGTTAAGGCTATTGCTAGCCTATCGCCGGCCTATCATAGGCCTATTGTTTTAGAGTCTCACTGCTCTTTTATGTCTGTGTGTATTTTTAACTTTTAACCTCACTTTCAGTCGTGGTTTTACTATTGAACTAGTGCGAGTGACTCTATTTAATGTAGCTATTGGTATTATTATCATGGTTAACTCCTTAGTTTATTAGTTACGATGCATATTGGTTCATATTAGCGTGATTCCATAGTTCAATATCAAAACTGTTACCGGTCTGGCAAGCCTTCATAGCTTCCCTTGCGAACCTCTCAACATCAAATTTTGGATTATCTTCTGCAAAGAATTGGATTAAATAGTTTGCAATTAAGCTATAATCCTCGACACTCTTTCCCTTCATTAATTCTATTGCTCTCACGTAATCTTTTCTGGTCATCATATCTATACTCCTCTTATCTATATTCTCAGTTGCCTGAGTTACTGACAAATCTACAGGAAGTTCCATAATCTGTCAAGTTTAGGCACAAAAGAGGTATGTTTTAGCGTTTCGCATAGGTTATAAGGAAGAGGTTTCGATAGGCAGTACCGCTCAGATGCACGCTTGACGTATGTATATATATATAATAAAATCCTCTGGGTGAGTTTCCGAATAGGGGACTTTTTATGCGAATCCACGCTACCCTGTTGAAGGGTATGCTTACTGACTGGAAGCAGTCTGGTCAACTAACTGAAAGGGAAGTTGATCGATAAGCAAGCGGGACTAACTGAAACCGGACTTGGAGTCATTCACAGACAAGGATCGTTAGTAGGGAAAAGACTGAGATTACGCCAGTAGGTTTAATTAAAGTATGAGCGCAGTATAATATATATATAATAATATATAATATATATATAAAGGGAAACTTATTATCAAAAATAAGTTTCCCAATAATATATAATATATAAGATATAATAAAAGAGATGTTTTAAGAACATCTCTTTTTATATTATATGACTTAATATAAGATTAATAATAAGATTAATATCCCCACCCCTCCCCTTACTGGTGTTTATATTCACAAAAAGGAGTATTCATGGAGAAAAAGTTAACGCCGAGGCAGGAGCAATTCGCAATGCTTGTGGCATTGAGGAACATGAATTATACCGATGCTGCGAGGGAGGCTTATCCCTCCGTTAGACAATCTGGTCAGCATGGTTACAGAGAAGCAATTAAGCCGCTGGTGGCAGCCCGAATTGAGTACCTTAGAAAGGAAACGGAGCAGAGCCGGATAGACGCTCGTGCCGAATTTGTCAAACACGATCATATCGCAAAGATAGCCGGGTCTGAAGAGAGGGAGACTTTCTGGACAGATCTTATGCGGGATAATGCCGAGAGGACACGGGACAGGCTCGCAGCTTCAGAGCTGCTTGGTAAGAAGCAGAGAGACTTCATACAGCAGATAGAGTCGAAGACACTTACCGCTACTGTTGATCTCTCGCAGTTTTCATTAGAGGACTTAAAGTTGATACTCGCAGAAGTTAAACAGAAAAGGATGCTCAATGATGGAACAGGTACTACTGAGTGAAAACTTCCTCGAAAGGGAAATAATAAGCAGGGATCTCATATCCTTCTTTGATTACGTCCGTATCCCTGATCCTCCTCCTTTCGGTAGTGGTACGGCAGTTTTCGAGCCGTGGCCGCATATACTGAGACTCCATAAGGCAGTCGAATCCGTTGCACCCGGAAGAACACTTCCGCATCTAAAGGCACGCAAACTTGGCGTCACTTCCTACTTCGAGGCACGGTTCGTGTGGATGGCACAGTTCAGAAAAGGATCTTTCCTTCCCGTAATCAGCCAGGGTGAAGTCGAGGCTAAAAAGGTAATCGCAGATTGCAGGTTCATATGGGACCACCTTCCCGAACATCTCCGGACAGCTCTCCTTGTCGATAACGCAACTACGATTACGTTTAAGGACGGGGGTACCATACATGCTTTTCCAGCAACAAGTAAGGCAGGACGGTCATACACGGGTACTGAGGTACTGGTGGATGAGGCCGACTTCCATTCGGAGTTTGAATCATCATATAACGCTCTTCTGCCCCTGATACAGGACTCAGGTGGGAAGATGTTTGTTGTCTCAACCGCAAACCCTGATGTTCTTGACTCGCCTTTCCGACAGCTTTATCAGAACGCAGATAACAGGTTCTTCCTTGGTTACTTTGAAAGACCCAACAGGACAGACCGAACTTACTTACAGGCACTCGAACTCGCTTCTGACGTAGCACGGTTCGAGAAGGAGAATCCAAAGAACGAACACGAAGCACTCGCTCCCCCACGCACACGGGCTTTCTTTGATGTCGATTCAATAGAACAGATGGATGTTGACTTGATACCGCCAAGAGATATACTCAGGGGACTTGTCTCCGTATGGCAGTATCCCGTTACAGCAGGAAGATATATCATAGGAGCAGATACGGCATGGGGAAAAACAGGTAGCTATAACTGCGCAACTGTCGTTGACTGGCAGACAGGTAATCAGGTCGCAGAACTGCACGGAAGACTCCACCCTGATGAGATGGCTCAGGAAGTGATAGACCTTCATAAGATGTATAATCACGCCTATATGGGACTGGAAAGAGCCGGCGAAGGACAGGAACGGGACGGAGATTCCGTTGTTGTTGTCGATAAGGTTCAGCAGATGCTACAGGAGTGTTCGTGCAGAAACAGGCTGTACTACCACGACAGGAACACTGGAACACCCACTACACCGGGATGGCAGACAGACGGTAAGACAAGACCTGTTATGCTTGCAGAGTTCGCCGAGGCTATACGAAACAGGCTGATTGTGATACGATGCCGTGAAGGCATAGGGGAACTCCTTAGTTTTATCAGGAATGAACAGGGCAGGCCACAGGCAGCCAAGGGAGCTTATGATGACAGGGTGATGGCGTATGCACTGGCATGGCAGATGAGGAAGTATGCCAGTTTTACATCACTGTCACCCACACGAAAGGTATTCGTGCCTACATCGTTTTAGGAGAAAGATGATATGCCGATAGACCCAACACAGAAACCGGACGAAGCAATATTCAAGGACTACTCGGAACACATGGAAGATGTGTGGAAGGAAGCCCTTGAGGATATGAAGACCCTTTCTTCCCATTATACCCATACAGCTAATATATGGACTGACTACTACGCACGAAACCCTGATGTGCCACGCACAAGACCGAACTACCATTCGGGACTGGAAGTCGCACTCATAGACCAGGCAGTTGATTCCCACCTCGCCTTCGAGCCTCGTTTCGTAAGGGTTCCCGTGGGAGGAAGCCAGCAGGCAAAAGACAGGGCTAACAGGCTCGAAAAGGGACTTAATACAGTTTTTCAGGATGCTTTTACCTCCGCACCTAACTTCGCAACAAAGGAAAACGGGAAGCAGATAGTTCTGCATAACTATACACAGCTTGGTGTACTGCTGGATCACGATGCTTTACAGAAACCAGTGAGAAAACGGGGCGAGGATAAAGAGGATTTCGAGTGGAGAGAGTGGGAGTTCATGGCAAGAAGGAATACATGGAATCCGTTCAGGCTCGTTGTTCCTTCTCCCGGCGAAGTTTTAATGAATCCAACCGAGAAGATGCCTTCTATTGCTATATGGCGTAGGAAGATGAAGGCCTTTGACCTTGAAGGACACTGTACTACCAAGGATATGCAGATAAAAACACGGAACAGGATTTATAAGAAGGATAATAAGACGGGATACTCAACTACATTTAACATGGGTACATACGATGCCTATGATGATGTGGAAGTAGAAGAATGGTGGACCGCAAGATGGCACGCAATGAAGCTGAAAGACGGTAATATGCTCTATGTCGAGCCTAATGGGTGGGGTATTCAGCCTTTTGCACACGCTTTCGGCGGTTCAGCGATTACTCCGGCAGGTGAAGAATTCAATGTTAAGTGGTGGATAAGACAGGCTTTGTTATACAGGGCATTACCTACTATCACAATGCACAACCAGGCAACAGCAGGTCACCATGCAATGCTTATGAGGGCT